CTATTTAAACGTACCATAAGGTACGACATTGCGCCGATTTGACTCCTCGCCTGCTGCTACATAGCGACGTACACCGCTATGGCTAACATACGATACCCAAATGTATCCATCGGCAATATAGACCGAATCATAATTAAACTGCTCGCCATTCGTGTACGTTGCCACAACTTTACCGTCTACACCAGGCTTGTCTCTGACATTGAGCAGAGATACTTTAACGGTCATTGTCCCCTGCTCGTCTTTGACCTTACCGAGATTGCCACTGCTTGCCTGTGTTGCCACTGTAGTAGAGTCGCTGTAAGGTGGATAAAACCAGCCGACAAGGTTGCTGATTTGCTGACTAGAATACTGAGCAGGACCACCGACAGACAGATTACCAACTAGGTTCTGCTCAATAGTTTGGACAGTATTGCCACTGACTTCGATAATCAGACCAGTATGCCCATAGTTGATACCGTCACCTGCCCAGTAATTTTTGACAAAGATAGCCCCTGGACGTGGACGTTCTGAGGTAGGCATGTAATGCACCTCAAAGTCGTGTTGCTTGGCTGACTTTATCAAATCAATGGCATTGCCCCACAAAGGTTTGCCGAAGAATTTTCCGCAAATCCAGTTAGGTAGGTCTACACACTGCTTGCCGTACCAACCATCATAGTCTACACCTTGACCACGATTGGCAAGGTCTTTTGCAAAATTAACTACTTCATTTACCGTTGTCATCTAATACCTCCAAAATTGGTACAAGTAGAAATGCAATTGGCGCCAAAATAATCAGCGCCAACACACAAAATGTTGTCTTTAATATCCTCATCGTTTGTCTGCCTTTGGCTCGTAATAGTCAAGAGCCTGTTGGCTATCTGACACGCCCGCAGTCGTCGGGTCATTGATGATACCAACAACAGTCAAGATAGACATAATCGTCGCAAAGGTTGATTCCCAATTCTCAGGGACCCAATTAAAGCCCAGTTGTTGAGACAAAAGTACCAATAACGGTACTAGTGTCCACCAAAAAGTTTTATTGCGTAAACGTACGCCCCAGTTAATTTTCATAAATGTTACCCCTCTTTCATAATGACGCGTTTTAGCTCTCGAATATCTTCTCCCATACTTTTGACCTGCTCCGCAAGGACCAAGATTGCCTTGTTTTGCTCATCGTGACTATCTAGCCGACGATTAGCGCTTTCCTTGAATTCTTTGAGATTTTCAATATCCTTCTCTAATACTGTAATACGATTCTCTTGCTTTGTAATCTTGGCTGAGAAATTGGTCCACAATCCAACGACTGTAGACACAAATCCAACCAACGCATATACATGTTCTGGTTTGATATGCATAGGCTATCCCTCGCTAATCAGTTCAGCCAAGATTTCCTCATCTTCAACCATCTTTGTGAGATAAGCCTTAATTTTATTTTTGATAGTGTCTGAAAAAGGCAAATCTTTATATTTAATATTTCCTTCAAAAATTTCAATTGCGTAAAGTTTAATCATCATATCCATTCTCCAATCTTTATTTTTAAATAACTTCCAAGGTCTCTTCGACAACTTCATCATCAAATAGACCAGTTTGCAATAAATCTTCATCCGTAAGCAACCCCTTCCCATACAATGTCATAACGATCTGCAAGAATGCAGCACGGGATGACGCAGACATCGTGACCTGCTCTTTAACCTTTTCAAGATTCTTTGTAGCTTCTTCGGCAATATCATCAACCTTGGCAAGACGCTTGCCAATCGCATTGAATTTCTCATCTTCTGCTCTGTTCGGGAAATTGTCCTGATAGATTTTCTCGAGTGCCAACTCAAACAGTTCTGCATCTGACTTATCAATAGCTTCTTTATCGAAATAGATGGGATACATAGCTCCCTCATCATTGATAAGTAATACTCTAGTTTTCGGATGTTCCCCTTGCGTATATTCCAACGATTTGTTTCCAAATTTTAACCTCATAGTTGTTCCTTTCTATGTTGGATATGGGTCATTAGTGATGTATGTAATCGTGCCAGTCATTACATGTCTACCGACCGTATTGCTCGTCATCCTAATGGTTCCGTCTGGTGCGAAATGCAAGATATTTGGACTTTTGGTGAACTGAGACACATTTGTATTTACAGTCATATGAACATCGACAACAGGTCTATATCCAGCTGGTATCTTTTCCTGCATGACTGCATGTTCGAAAGAATCCACGGAATATATATTCCGAATGAGACTGATTGTTACCACATCTCCCTTTCGGACAAGATTGGCTTTCATACCATACGGAAATCCCATCGTCAATGTCTTTAGTGGTTTTTCTTGCAGCATTGGATGATTTGTTTGTGGAGTTATTTCAACCCAAGGATACCATGTGGCAGAGCCATTTGAGGACTTGTAATTGCCAGCATGTCGTCTGTACACCTTCCATCCGCCACTCCAAGACCTAGCAATCTGAAATATATCTGTAGTAGCTCTGTATGTTTCAATCCAGCCATAGTTTGAAGGAAAAGGACTGTTTGCACAGCCTGGATTTATCCAACGTGTGCCATTGTTAACATGAGTATTGACATCCGTATTGTAAGCGTAAATAGTATTACCTTCGACATTTGTCAATTGATACTGTTGTATCTGCTTACCACCTGCATAGATATTACCTGCCACATCCAATGACCCCGCAGGCCCATTCTCTGCAATTTTACCCACACCAACCCTACCATCTTTGTCATAACTCATCACAACACTTTCGGTTGCTACGGTTGCTGAAAATTCAACACTTGTAAATTTATCAGACAACGTACCTATGATAGTAAATGACTTATTAGCTGGATAATTACCTGCCATATTAGCCGCTGAATTACTCAGAGTGCGCTGAGTTGTCCAACTGCCAGACGCACTACCATTGTCAGCCGTATAGCTGGTACTACCTAGAGGAGCAACCTTGAATGACAATCTCATGATGTTCTTTTGGCGACCAGATAGCGTAATTGGTGCTATCTTAGCGTTTCTAACTATCTGGATGATACTAGGTGTCTGTCTCGTTCGCTGTGCTGTAAAGCTCAAAATAGGAGCAAAATACTCAATAACGTTGATAGTGACATCCCTAGTATCTGACCATCTGCCACGACTATCCACGACCGATGCACGGATAGTAGCGGAACCATTAAAGTTCATCATACCCAACGTACCACCGTTTGAGTTTGTAACTAAGTTTCTATTTACTACCTCTGCCTTATATCCTGTAATAGATGAGCTATACGACCCACTTGCACCATTAAAGTTTACTTGGATATTAGAAATAATCTGCAAAAAATTATTACCACTTAATAACCCTCTAGCAACCCCATTAGTGTCTGTCAGAGTAACACCAGAAAATGTAGGTTTCATACTTGTTGGCACGTTGGCTGTAAACGCGACCTGTTGCGTGCCTGTCTTGGTACTACCAGAATAGGTGTCAACAAAGATTGTCCCTGTGCCACTTGTTGCGTTTGGAATATTGTTCGCAAAATCAAGAGGTATAGTCCAAGTTGTAGACGTATCTACATTACTTGCGATTGTTCCTTGTTTATTGCCCCAAGCATATCTAACAGTATGCTTAAAACTAGAGCTTTGACGGTTGATATTGATAGTAAGTGCATTACCAATAGTTCCTATGCCTACCGATACCGAACTAGAGCGTGGGATAGTTGCCAAACCGATATTCCCCGACACAGTGATAACACCATGCAAACCGTTATTGGGGTTAAACGTTGCCGAAAACGGAAAACTCTTTGTACCGTCAGCATTGTGTCCAACAGTTGTCGAACCACTAGCCATCAGAAATTCTTCGCCAGATGTTCTCCATCGAGGATTCGAGGTGTGTACTCTGCCACCGTTAATGTCTAAGCTAAGTGTACTATCTCCCTGCTCATTGCGTGTCAAGTAAGCACCTGTACGACTTACAGTTATTCGCCAATTGACAACAGTTGTGTTAGCAGCTATATTTTGTGCGCCTGGCTCAATATACACATTTAAGTACAGAGACCCACTTGCATTACTAAATTTTGCCATTATCTACCCCTTTCTACCCAACATACCGTATGACATTCATGTCAGCATTGAGATGATATTGTTCTGTTCTAAACTTTCCAATCTGTACTGATGCAGTAAAGATACCGTTATCAATGTGGATGACACCTTGGCTAATGTACATTACTTCCTTCCCTGCCGAAAACATGGAAATTCTATCGCTTGACACTTTAATGGTTGAGCTTGCATCATTCTTACCGATAATCAAACCCTCGTTAGAGCTTGACATGTAAGTATCAATAAATGTTTTCAGCTCTTTAAAGCCGCCAAACTGCGTAACCAGCAACTCAATCCGTCTGCCTGCCTCTGCCAAATCCGCTTCTGCTTTTGCTCGGCTATCAGCATTTGATTTTACAAATGATTGATAAGCTTTCTCGAGGTCACTAAGCGCATCCATAGATGCCTTTGCTTTAAGCTCTGCATCAAGTATCTGCGCCCGCTCGTTAAGAGCGTTAAGCTGTTCTTGAGTTAGGACTTGGTCAGCTTTGGTGTCGAGTTGGTTTTGGAGGTCTTCTGGAGAAGCTTGCCAGCCTAAATCAATATTTCCACGTCTGAGTGAAACTTTTTCAAATTCCACTTCCCCAGTAAAATCCCTTGCATATATATGAAACTCAATACGGTCTATCTGGCTACGTGGCACATTTACTTTGAAAGTAGTGGTAAACTGTACAATTCCCTTATTGTTGACTGCTTCCAAGCGGGAGGGTGTCAAATATGTTGCGCCAAACCATGTTTTTGCGCTGTCGTTCTTTATACCACTTATATAAAGTGCAAGATATGGATTTATACTACCAGCCGCATAATTAGAGACCTTAACTGAGATTGATGCTATGTATACCTGACTAACATCGTCATTAGCTGTCTGAGACTTGATACTTTGGTAAATATCTTTAGTTTTATTAAATTCTCCTGTAATTCTCGCTTTACCGCCAACTATAGTTACCCCAGTTCCTTGCCATTGGGTCAAGTTTTGGTTAAAAGAGCTATTGAGTAGAAGGTTGTCTTCTAGTTTCAATCTTGCCCACCTATCCGCCCAGCGATACTTGGTCTTATCCGTACTATCAGCTTGGGTATAGTCCGAATAGTGACCAATGTATCTCTGACCATTATCCGACGTGGTCAAGCCTGTACCGTCTGCGTTGTCTGAGTAGGCAAAGTGAATATAAGGTGTCCGACCGTCTGCACCCTTAGGACCAGGTATGCCCTGAGCACCGTCAGACCCTTTTACAAGTGTCCAAGCATAATCAGATGGATTAGTACTGTCTTGGCTGTTAAAGTCCACATACATACCTATATAGGAGCGATTAGAGGCACTTGTACTGAAATCAGTACGACCATCAGCAGAATTGGCATAGGCAATATGGGTGTACTGCGTTTTACCATCTGCACCTTTCTCTCCTGGGATGCCTTGCTCACCTCTGACACCCTGTATACCTTGAATACCACGCGCACCAGTATCGCCCTTATCACCATATACACCAATAATGGCTGGCTCTGTGGTCTTACTTGTGCCATCGGTGTATAGTTCTACTCGGTAATTCCAGTGATACCGCTTGGCACTTGTGATTGTCTGGGGTGTAGTTGTCCAGCCCGCTGTACTTCTTGTCACCCCTGTTGAGGCTGTGGTAGCAAGATAGTAGTTAGTGACATTGGCGATGCCATTACCATCTGCCCCCTTGATTAAAGTCCACTTATAGACCCTGTAATCTGTGCTGTCTGCCTGCACATAGTCTGTGTATGTGCCAATGTATGTTTTATTGACACTATCCGTGGTTGAAAATCCCTGTGAGCCATTATTTGATGTGGCATAGGCAAAGTGAATATAAGGTGTCCGACCGTCTGCACCCTTAGGACCAGGTATGCCCTGAGCACCGTCAGACCCTTTTACAAGTGTCCAAGCATAATCAGATGGATTAGTACTGTCTTGGCTGTTAAAGTCCACATACATACCTATATAGGAGCGATTAGAGGCACTTGTACTGAAATCAGTACGACCATCAGCAGAATTGGCATAGGCAATATGGGTGTACTGCGTTTTACCATCTGCACCTTTCTCTCCTGGGATGCCTTGCTCGCCTTTTTCTCCTTGCAAACCATCAAGTCCACGCTGTCCAGGGTCGCCCTTATCCCCTTTGTCTCCTTTTATTTTTGTCCATTTATACTTTTTGGGGTCTTGACTATCGGCTGGCTCAAAGTCAGTATAAATACCGATGTAGAGCTTATTAATAGAGTTATCAAGTGAGAAACCAGATGTACCAGTTTCATTGTTAGCCCATGCCGTGTGTATATAAGGAGTACGCCCGTCTTGTCCTGGCTTGCCAGGTGTCCCCATCGTACCATCAAGGACATTTACAAAAGAAAGTTCATCAACCGCCACCTCATCGTTACCAATGTATGCCGCTACTGTCAAAGTAGATGTATTTGTAACATCTGCACCACGGACAGTATAGGTCATACCTGTTTTGACCGTACCATCAAGCGACCAACGCCAAGTGACACCTGTTGTTACTGGTTTGCCACCCTTGTATAATGATGGTGTAATGATACTCTGACCAATTTGGTTTTTAAAAATCACGCCGTTGTCTGTAGCCAGTTTGATAAGGTAGGGTTTAGAGGCTTCAAATAGCTCTTGCCAACGCTCCTGAATACCGCTCGACAACTTGTTTTTTAGCGCTCTGACGTTGTCAAATACAGTCTTATTAGTACTTGGCTTGGTGAAACTGATAGTTTGTTCTGAGACGCGCACCTCTAGCAACAAGGCGGGATAAAAATCTCCGTTGTAGACCTTGGCGGTATCTCCTATCTCCAAATCAACGTACCCATCAATTTCATAAGTAACTGACGGATAAGCTGAACGCATTAACTCTTTGTAAGCCTGCGTCCTAAGCATTTCCTTGCTTTTGGTATCCACAGTAATATCTTTGCGAGTATATTTATCACGATTACCAGTAGAATCTGTCCATGCAGACGGATATTTCTGCATAGAAATAGGAGCGTAGAGCATTTCTCCTTGTTGGAAAAACTCCACCACTCCATTTTCGTTTTTAACTTCCCAAGGTCCTAAGCCTGCGATGGTTATTTCTTGACCATTTTCGCCTTGTGCGGTCGGTCTGACTGCATTGACAATTAAATCCGTTTTATCAATTTTACGCTTAATAGAACGAATGTTTTTCCCTTTTTTCAAGATAATATCAGACCGAACTTTTCCGACACCTTGATGTTTATCATCGTGTTCTCGATAGACGTTCAAGATAAAATCCTTGATAGTCCCGTTAGCGTTCAGTTTAACCTCAAAATCAACTTCTGCATCAAACTTATTAGCCAGCGATAGAATGCGGTTCAACTTGGTATCTTGTCCTGTCCATTCAAGTGTACGCCTTTGATCAGAGATTTCATTGACGCCAATTCGTAAAGCTGCAAAATCCAACAAGCCCATAACGTTGCAATATTCTTCGAATGTACGCGGTTGATCGGATTTGAATGGATTGGTGTATTCGTTAGTCAACTCCAAGTTCAAATCTTTACATGTACAGGTAATAGTATGCTCAGTCTCTTCAATAGTCATGACATTAAAGAGATATGTCCGTCCTTTGTATACAAACGAAACGAACGACTGATCATTTAGCGCGTTTGCAGTTTGATAAGGAATAACATCCGTCTGGATAGTTTGTTTAAATACAGTAAATTCAAAAAGGCTACTTGCTTTACTTAGATAACGCGTCCACTTATCGTTGTAAAAATTCAAAGTCTCCTGTTTATTGTTATCAATAAAGGCAACTTTTTGTAAATTGTTATCATGAATCGTTAAAATCATCTATAAGTGCCTTTCTTCGATATTTACGGAGACGGTCGGAGTCTTTTGGATAAAGCTAGACAACAAAATCTCTAATTTAGACTTACCCGGCGGAATAACCAAATCCCATCCAGACCCATCTACAACCTGATGATTTGCGGGTAGTCCGTCGATTGTAACCAAGTCTTTTTCAACATCCAGCACTACAGTAGAACCAATCTGAAAACGATTAGGAACATCTACAGTTCCCGTCACAAAGTCCTTGCGATAGACTATACTGTCTAAATACATGTGATGGATATGTGGATGACTTCCTAAAGCGCCTAAAGCTACATGAATCTTAGCGGATTTTCGACCTTTTATTTCTGGAACATAGAATTGAGGATACGAACCCCACCAATGCACTTGTAACATATCATCACGCCTTAGAATATCCTCCCAACCTCTCTCTGCGTTGAACGGATTGTCGCTATCTAAATGTGTGCATTTAAACGGCCAACTCCTCAAAATCTTGTATCCGCTACGACCGTCTGAGACAAGCAGATTGAATTCCGAATCGATACCATTTCCGTGTTTAAATGTTTCGACGCCATACAAAAAACGATCTTCTGTATCAGAGACCGTTAACTTAATAAAGCCCTTTTGCATGGCGCTCCCTGCCCAGAAGATTTGCCTCCACCAAAGATACTCATTCAAAGCACCTCTATCACTACTACTGTCCAGCGGAATTTCCCAAGTAATAGAACCAGCATGATGCGGTCCAGAACCGGCACCTCGGCTACCCATAGCTAAATGCGGGCGACCGAACTCGTTCTTTATATACAATTGAGTGTCTAACGATTGTGATAAATCATTTAGAATAGCTGTGTTTTTTTGACCTTGCGCAAAGCCTTTGACAATACCGTTGTCAGAGACATAATCGAAAAGAATTTCCGAACGCTTATACGTCTCCGTGTCTGCTTCTTCTCGGTCTCCGATTTCTAGGGCATTGTTTTGGTTTATGATGCCGATATAGCCGTTTTCGGAATTGTGTTTTATCGTAATGATAGGAGGAGCAGGTACGTTTCCGTTGTTCACTAAATCAAAGACCAACTTCCCGTTTTCTTCTCTTGGATTGTCAAAACGTTTATAGGCTGTCGAATGAGCGACACCGTCAGGGATTAGGAATTCGATTTCTCCTTTTTGATACCAGCTACGAACATTATCTGGTTCAATCTCGCCAATAACTAATGCTAGATAATATTTATCAGGCTCATCAGAAAAAGTTAAGCGCGCTACCTCGTCAGTTCGAAATACACCGGCTAATTCGTGCTTAACACTTTCTAAATTTGTCCCTTTAAGAGTAAAACCGACTTTGATGGTTTTAGGACCTATTTTTATTTCATGTACGTTAACACCAATAGCTGGAGCGTCATTTGTTGAGACACTCCTGTTATTGCCGATAGAACGTTTAATATCAGTAATGCGCATGACTTGTGATAAATCATAGCCATTAAAAACAACTGATAAATTTGTCATTAAATCCTCCTTAACATCATATCGATTTTATCTGCTGGACTCTGATAGTGAGAGAGTTTTTCTCCTAGCCTGCCTACTAAAGTTCCATCATCGAGCACCATGTAAACAGGTCTTTGCAAAGCTTCTTCTGCAATCTCCAATGCACGATTAACTTGTTCTTTAGATTTATCAAACACATGTTCGATTTTTTCGGTAACAGTATGCTTACTGCTGCTTCTTACCGTCACTTGACTAGCTAGACTCTTATCCAATCCTAATGATACTTCTGGTGCAGTAATAGTAACCGATTGTTTCAATTTAGCCATTGTACGTTCAAGGACATCTTTATCTGCTTCGATACCAACTGCGATACCTTGAGGAATAAAGCGACCGACTTCGTCTCTCATGACACGGGATGGAGAGTGAATGTCTAAAGCACGCTTAATTGTAGAAGTTACTCGACTTGCAACAGAATTGGCGGCAGCGATAGCAACTCCAGCATTAGCTTGGATACCACCAGCCAAACCTTGCATTGCCATTGCTCCAATTTCCGAAAATCTACCGCTGATTCCTGAAAAAGGTTCTCTCAATTTAACTGCTAGATTCTTCACTTTACCAACTGGAGAATTAGTGCCGTTGGTGATACCATTCGCGAGACCTTCTGTGATATGTCCACCAAATTCGGTAAACACTCTTGAAGGCGAGTGAATACCTAGATTTTCCTTGAATCCTTGTTGTATTTTTGTCCCTACAGACTTCGTGGCTTCTACAGCTTTAGCAGAGCCATTTTCTATTCCTACTGCCGCACCGTTAGGGACTTCTTCGCCTAACGAAGCAAAATTGGCATTTGCTAGTTCTGCTTGCAAGCCACTTGTTATATTGGTTACTAGACCTTTTACCTTATCTGGTATCTCTACACCAGCAGAATCCATAACGCTTCCCATAGCGTTTTTAGCCGCTTCTGCGTTAGCTCTAAAGTTCTCTTGCAAGACCGACAACTCTTCATCCGTCGCATTAACAAAAACCTGAGTTTGCGCAGCACCTTCTGGACCCATTTGACGTAACTGCTCTAAGACTCCCTGGTCAACACCACGTTCTGCCAAAATAGCAAGGTTAGAGGACCACTGTTCAATAGCGGCACGGTTCGTCTCCAAATTAGCATTGATTTGTTCAATCGATATAGCCGATTTTTGCTCGATTGCGTCAAACATGCCTGTTGTCGTTTCAAGTAGCTCGCCATACTTAGAACGCATATTGTCAATAGCTGTTTTTTGTGCTTCTGACATATTCTCGTAAGCAATGACTTGTCGATTTGTACCATTTTCGGCTGCAGCAGCCATTGCTTCGGCTGCTGCTTGCTGGACTGCAGAAGTTTGCTCGTACTCAGTCTGTAAAGCAGCCTGAGTTGCTTGTAGTTCAAGTTCCTGTTCATTCAGCTTTTTCAACTCTTCTCGTCGCTTAGCGTCTGAAACATCAGAAGCATTGTTCCACTCCGTGCGTAACTTGGCAATCTCGGCCAATTGCGCTCCAATATCAGCACGTTGTTGCTCAATATCCAGCAAGTTTTTTTGGCTAGCTTCCCATGTACTCTCAGCCTCCATTGCAGATATACGAGCGTTAATCTGTTCGGCATTGTGCGACAACGAATCCGTGTTTTTATCGTAGGCCAAGTTCAAACCTTCCACGGAATCATTAAGTGTCTGAATCTTCTTCTGCAAATTCTTCTTATCGGCGGCAGACTTATTCTCTTTTTGTGAAAGAGCGACAATTTCCGCAGAAAGTTTTCTATACGATTCACGATTAGCTTCCACGTCTTGTAGGCTATCTTTTCGTGCTGCTGCACTATCTTTAACAGATTTCTTTAGATTGTCTGTGCTTTCTGCCAACTCCTCTTGCGCTTTGGACAGACGCTTAGACTCTTCCGATTCCCTTGTCAGCCATTGCCATAACGCAACACCAGCACCGACTAACAATCCGATACCTGCGATTACCCAGCCTATAGGACCTGTTAAAGCAGTAAGAGCAGCATTAAACGCCGTTACAGCTGCGGTGCTTGCAATGGTTGCAAAAGTTTGAATACTAATAGCTCCCGTTAACAGACCATGAACTAGAACACCCGCTGACATAGCCTTATATTTCAACATTTCGGCTGTAGTGTTGGCATTAGTTGCAGCAGTAGATAGTACAGTGACAACTTGCTCCGCAGTCATCGCTTTTGTTTTCAAAGCATGGGCTAGAGCAGACATTTTCAACACGCCTAATTGTTGCATTCTAGCTACAGTTTCTGCCATTGTCTGTGTTTTGCTAACTGCTTGCACCGCAAGGAGAGATTTCATAGTTGTGGCTTGCATACCAGCGGCTGCGCTTGTTTGGATAAGCAGTACCCGCAACTTCTCGATACCGCTAATAACCGTATTAGCTGCCCTCATCGCCAAAATAGCTGAGCCTAAAGTTATCAATACGGGGGTCAAGGCTTGTGCTGTATCAATACCTTTATCCAAAACACCAAACAAAAAAATGAATACAGGAGTAGAAGACTTGATTGCACCGTTTACAACTTTGAAAGCAGCAGTAATCACCACCTTCATGCTATCGAAGTGTTCTGCGATAGTTTTTCCTGATACTTCTTTAGATAAATCATCTAAAGCTTTAATTGTCCCAGCTACACCACGGACAACTGCGTTTTTTAAGTTGTTAAACGATGTGGCAATCCCTTTACTGTTTTCTCGAGCTAACTCCGCAAAACCTCCTACACCCTTGTCTAATTCAACTAATCTGTTTGAAAATTGATCAAAGGTAATTTGTCCGCTCTTCAAAGCTGCATAAAAGTCACGTTGTGCGGATTTTCCTGCAAATCCAAAACTTTCAGCAGTCTTTTGTAGAGCATACGGCATTGTTTCTTGCAACGTCTTCCATGATTGCAAGTCCACTGTCCCCGCAGATAACATCTGGCTAAACTGGTCTAGACCACGACTTGCATCTGCACTTGAAGCGCCTGAGGCAAGGAATGCGTTATTCAAGGCTAGTGTAGTATCTGTAGATTTCCGAAGATTTCCCGTAATAGACGTCAATCGTTGAGCTGTACCCACAACCTCATCCAGAGTTGTAGGTAGCCCGTCAATGCCATTTGCGAGCTTGTCTGTTGAACTAGCAACATCTTCTGCACTATGGCCCATCGCTTTCATAACTCGAGGGAATTTTTCCAATGTATCAAATCGTTTAATAGCTCCATCAAGCGAGCTAACCAGTAAATCGACACCTTTTTTAGCTAAAGAGAAAACCGCTCCACCCAAAGCGAAGTTCTTGAGGGAAGTAGAGCCTTTTTTGCCTTTTTCCGCAACCTTATCCAGTTCATTATTTAAGACCTTGACTTGCTTACCATCAACATCAACTAGTATGGTTACCTTTCCATCAGCTGCCATCTTCTTCCTCCTCTCCGTCATCTAATCGATATTTAGCTTGTAGCTGTCTCATTTTCTGTCTATAGTCAGAACTTTCACCGCTACTTGGTTTCCATGCGCGAATTTGCACGATTTGTTGCATAACCGTATTATCTGGTAAGGAATTAAGTAGAGCTTTAAATTCTTGCCACGATAGTTGATTCTGAACTTTCAACAAATTAATTCCATAAGCTTGTAAAAAACTAGCATAGATGTATTCTGCGTCTTTCTCTAAATCTATTAGACGCGGACCTGTTTCCTCATTCTTGATTTGAGGCATCGGATTCCCTTGCCTGTCATACTGCACTTCGTCGTCTTCTTGACTATCAATAAAATGCTTACGAATGTGTAGCCACAAATCAATTGCAAGAGAAAACTCAACATCAAAATTACCTGTAATAATACCGACACAAGACTGGACTTTATCCAAGTCAGACAACAAATCATCTCGTAGACAATCAAATGTATCTAAGACTTTATTAAAAGATAGGTCTAACGGATAAACGACACCATCAAATTCGAAACTGTCATAAAGAGGGTCATTTAATCTCACCTGACCACCTACTTCTTAGCAGTTTTAGATTTTTTCTTATATTTGTTGATACGTTCTTTTACAATGTTTTCACGCTCAATTTTTAACTCAGACAATTTCGCTTCGATCAATGTAGCTACCTTTTCAAGCGTTAAATCTAATGCTTGATGGTCTGGAAATTCTGCATATAATTTCTTGAATGTCCCATCGCCAAAGAGTAGATCATACTGAATTTCAAGTAGTTTTTTCTCTAGGTCAATAGCTCCAAGCAAGGTGTCCTTAGTGATACCTTCTTCTAACTTCTTGTTCAAATTCGCTTCGACAATTGATTTTTCAAATTCTGCCAACCGTTTTTGGGCTTTCTGTTCCAAATCGAAAAAAGTCACTAAGAATTCATCGGAAGTATCAAACCAAAGCTCTACTGGACCAATACTGACTGGAAAACCGCTACGAACAACATCAACACTGATACCGTTTGCCATATCTTCTCCTTTTCAATAAACAAAAAGAGAGGTACAGGACCCCTCTAGCCGCCTACTGGCACAGACTCTTCCGGAATAGAGTTGTAAGAAATCTTACATCCAAACTTCTCGTACTCAGAAGCTGCCCCAGAACCTGCAATAATTTCGGTTACAGTCGCAAGTCCGACCCACTCTTTCTTCTTATCAGCAGATACGACTTTGTGCCAGACAAGACGGTCGTTTCCTAATTTGAGTTTCAAATCAGCGATATGCTTCTGCGCCTTGTCTTCTGGGTCGTACAACCCTTCAAATGAATAGGCAACTTTTACACCGGTAACGACCGTTTCCTCTGTCCCATCACTGTCGTAATAGGCCTGTTCATCAACTTTTTCGTCTGTATCATCCGTTATATCAGAAATCCATCTAGCCAATTCAAGCCATGCGTCTGTGCTTGGTTTGGCGTCAATGGATGTAAACGGTGCAATAAAATGCCCACGCAGTGCGTTCTTATGCTTTGCCATATGATTAATTCTCCTTTAATTGTGTTATATTTACTTTTGCGTTTAATAAAAAGACAAGCCACCCTTGCTCATGAACCTCATTCATAAACGGACGACTCGTCACCTCTATATCTTCTAATTCAAAGCTCCCGTTAGCGCTAGGCAGGTCTTCTAGAACCTCCAAAAGACTCGCTATCTGCCAAAGAGATTCCTCAGCTAATTGACCTTGTTTAGACTTAATTGCAATCTCGATATTAAGTGTTAATTCTCTCGTACCATCGTAGTATACCCTTTTCACCGAGCTGCCTGGCAGAGTATAGACAACCAAACTTTCTTGGTCATCTAAATACCCGATTTTCATTTGAAAGGGCAAATTCAGGTTTTCGTTAATATGTTTTTTAAGTTGATTAAGAAAGTCCATTAGAAACCTGCTCCTTTCACAAAACGCTGAACCCAATCCGTCATGTGGATTGCTTTAGCTTTTTCGTCCCAACGTTTTCCAGTGCCTGGCGTTGTATACTTCCTGAAAGTAACAATTCCATTTTTACCGTAGAACTGTGCTCTAGCGTATACCGTATTCCATGATACCTCTTTCCCGTCACGAGACATATGACCAGAAGGTCTCAAATGTCCCTCTCGGTTAGGTACGTATAGGTCACTATCTAGCAAAATTTGGCTAGACATCGCAATGTGCCCTCTACGAATATTGTGGTCGCTCAGTTTCTTTTTTGCCCCCTTCAAATCAACTTGAATCGAAATAGACACTACAGTACCTCCAATTCTACTGAATACAGCGCGTCTTTAAATGGTTCCTTATTTGGAATCACATTGACGATAACATGGTCAACCCCATCAAAACGAAGTATTGACTGTTCTTTGAAATTAGGTAACGGAGTAGTCACGCCTTGGTAACACAGCACAGCTGCTTTATACTGGATTTCCTTGCTCTTTCCGTTCCAAGAATATTTCGATGAGCGGTCGATTCGCACATGGTGAATTGTCTGTTCATCACCATACTCTCGTTTGTTATAATCGCCTTCTCCGATATATTCCAAATAACCGACAGTTTCATTCAACATTTCTATAGGTGGCTTTGGCATTCTCATATCAAATCCCCCTATAAAGCAAGCCTGTCCCTGTTAAACAACCATAGACATCTTGCGCCACCAATGGTACTGTCCTAGAATTACCAGTTCCTGTCTTTCCGGATTTTGAAATAGAAGTACGGCCAATACTGATATGTTCCGGTTCACGGTTTAATCCTTCAAAGGTATCTGTTTCCATATCGGAAAAGTAAATCAATTGCATACAGATGGCTTTTTTAAACTGCTTGGCTCTAAATTTTACAGGGTCATCTTCTAGTTTATGTTGTTGATAGTATCGATTTGTCAACTGATCAACAACTTCCTCAGCTTTAGAAATAAAGCGACTATAGCTCTCGTGAGCGACCCTGTCAGAGCCGAGAATTTCAACAACTTCTTCAAAGGTTAAGAAATTCATGTCCTTCACCCTTTCTAGCTATATCACTCAGAAACCGATTCTGTTTTACCAACTTTGAGGGCATTGACAAGCTCTACCTCATTTCCGAAATAGAGCTTTCCTGCCTCGTTAATTTCATCGGCGCGCTTTTTTGTCAGTTCTACAACGTCTCCGATTTCACATAGAAGACATGTATCCTTATCTATATAAGCTTTCTTTACAGTGTATTTAGGCATCCGTCATCTCCTTTCTTACACAGAAGGAGCGAACGTGATTTTAACTGCCTTTTCAGCCTTATAAAGGTATACACCGTAATGTTTGTTCGCAATAATAGCGTTAATCAAGCGCTTCTTATCACGGTCAGTTTCCACCATGGTTTCACGTTTCAACATAATTTTCAGAGCACCTTCACGGACCAAGAAACCTGTCCCTTTTGGACATTTACGAGAACGTACAATCTGCACCCCTAGAATTTCACCATACACCCCAGAAACGATACGACTTGCACCAAGTTCCGTTGCAGATAGCCATGCCTTGCCTGCATCAAGTCGTAATGCAGAAGCATCTGCAGGGTTCAAAACTAAAACGGTTGGTGTATCATCTTCGTCATTGAAAATATCAAGCGCTTTAGACAGACCATCGACCGTGATACTTGCCGTAACGGTCTGAGTAGATCCTTGAAGAGCTACCAAAACGTCCGCGTCTACTTTATGGTCAATAGCTTGAACGATTTGTTTAGCCGCTTGACCTACTGGGTCGCCATAGCCAGAGAGAATCGCTTCGTCTGTGATTTCTACAGATTTACCAATCTTCTTGATGGTCATTTTGGTTTTTGTAAAACCAAGTTGAGTAACTGGAATTGGTTCACCCTCGGCGACTTCTTCCGCATCGCCAATGTAGTCCCATTTTGGCACGGTCAAAGTTGTACCTGGTTGACCTTGTAAGGTTGTGTCTACTTCTGCAAGTGGTGCAAATCGGATAGCTTTCCCGATTTCTGCATCAATCATATCCGCTAGAACCTCAGGGTCTAGCATTTGTTCCATTTTTGTTAATCCTGTTGCCATATTAGTTTCCTTTCAGTTGTTCATATAATTTAGGGTTTGTTTGCTTGAGTTCAAGGCGCTCCATATATGTCATTTCCTTAAATTGGTCTTTTGACACATCTGTCTTTGCGCTTGCACTCGGGTTATCTACCACCGTAAAAGTAGGTTTCTTCTCGGTAGTATTTGGAGCAGTTGCAAATTGAGGATATTTACCGACAACTTGCTTAATTGCTTCATCGATCGTCGTATCTTCATTGACTAAACGTTCCGATAAAGCAATAACATCGTCAACAGAGTCAGCATTAACACCTTGAGTCAAAGCTGACAGTTTGGCTTCAAGTCGTTTATTCGCATCTAAAACTGATGCCAATTCCCTATCTTTTGAAGCAAGTAGTTCTGTCTGCTTATCTGCTTCAGTTTTTTGCGACTCTTGCCAATCTTCATAAGCTTTCAGAGCTTCTTTGGCGGATTCTACATCAGCAAAGCCTAGGTCTTTAATTGCTTTAGCATACCCACTTTTGTGCTCTTTTTTACCCACACGATTGACGTCTTCTTGGCTGAAAGTCTTTTCAGCTACTTCTTCCACGTTTTCGGTAGCGCGGTCTACTGTTTGTTCTTCTGCCATTCGGCTATCCTCCAATGTTCAGCGATTGGTCGCTTATATTTCCGTTCTTTAACGCCTGCGGATAAAGGCATAAAGAAAACCGCATCGAATTCGACACGGTTAGGCTATGTAATTATTGCAGTCTTTCCTGCTGTCAAGATGTGGGCACCTCCTTACCGTTTCCAAAACGGCTTCTTAGTATTACTATTGGCCACTTGCTTCTCGATTTTGTCAAATCTCGAATTTGTAGCCTGGGCATTGCGTTCGATAATGGAACGTAGCTCAGAAATTTCATTTGCCTGTTTGGCGTTTTCATCAAGTAGACTGTTAATGATGTTCAATGCAATATCAACAGCTTCTTTAGTTCCCTGAACTTGTTCAATCAGTTCACGTTTCTTCTTCATACGTTTATTCATTGTGCACCCCCTTTCTATTTTTTCTGCAACAAAAAAGCACTTAGATTTCTCTAGGTGCTAGGATTTTACTAATTGTTTTGCTTTTTCGTAATACGGTTTAAGGAACTCTATAAAGCCTTGAGTATCGTTTGTATTATGCTCCTCAAGGAACATCATCAAATCGTAATCGTTCAGCATATCAAACATTTCAGGATTTTCCGATTCCCATGCATCCGCAAACTCTTCATCCTCACCGAACAAAGCATTGAAGTCAAATGAAAAATCCCAAAAATCTTCAAGCTGTCCGCTTACTGCTTGTTCCAACATATCTAAAACTTTTTGACTGTATTTCATTTTGGGGTAAATCCTTTCATATTTTTACGTTTCATCATAGTAACCACAATATCACTTTGTGGCTCTGTGATGTACAAAAGATGGTTATAATATCTAACATCTCGACCATCTCTATCTGATACATAGTTAGGAGGTAGAGAAAAAGCAGCTCTAACTGTCTCATAGTTGTATACGAACGTTCCGTTTTTGCGTCTCATACGCTCTATGTAGCGGGCTATCGCATGGTCTCCAAATACTATCCCATCTTTTTTGAAATTAAAGTAAGCTTCTACCGCTTGTTGCTTCTGCTTCTCAGTCAGTTTTTCCTGAATTTCTCCCTTGAAGTAGCTGACAATCCTATTGTCATATCTCAGAGATTCCTTTTCAGAGCTACTTAACGACTTGAAATCACTATAAGACTTGGGCGCTCTATCCCCTAAATTTTGTAGTATACCAGAATACTCTTTTTTCAACCGATTGTCAAGAATTTCGTAGGTATTTTTATACGTTTCCGCATTTCTGATATTACCTTCCCGTTTAATATTACGATACAAAAATCTGTGGTCATCAAGATATGTTTTATATTGACCCTCTAGAGTCAATCCTCTTAATTTATATTTTTGAATAAGTTCCTTGTCACCGATTTCACGAGCAATACGCAATTTTTCTTTGTTCTTGCGTATTTCTCTTTCAAAGGCTCGTTGCTGAGCTTCTGCTCTAGCATTGTCCTCTGCTTGTCGCCGGGAGATACCTTTGAGATGATTCGGTAAATCCGGTTTCTGGTTGACCCCGACAATAAACGGTGTTAAGTAGTGGCCGCAGTTTATACCGAGACAACCTCCTGCAGTTCCGTAACCGTAATCTAGTAGGCTTAACACCCTAGTTCCATCTGCTTCAAACGCAGGACCTTTTGTGACAATCTGGTGTTGCAGTGGAGAACACATAGCTCTAGCGCTAGATTTCATCGAGTAGTAGAATGTTTCAACCCCAAACTCCTCTGCAGGACGTTCTCTCATATCTCGATAAACTCTTAGCGCTGTCGTTTTTATTATAGTCTTTGCATAAGTATCTGCACGCCAACGCCGACCTGCTTTGTCAGTAAAGCCGTAAAATCCTTTATCACTCCATTTTGTTAGAGTATCGTTCAGTGCCTGTTCTGCGGACTTACTACCTGATACCACGCTTGCGACTGTCTGTTCAATGATAGACTTATAAACGTTCTGCACACTTTTAGGTAAACGAGTATTGATTAAATTTCTGAGTTCTTGTGTTGTCTGATTAGCATACGATTCCAGTGCTTCCTTTACAACATAGCGCTGAGGCTCTATATTTTGACCTGTATCGCGTTTTAATTGCTCGTGAGTATCTTTATATACCTTGTAGCCTTCATTCGAAATAACGTCACGTAGGACGCTCTCAGCGACCTCCGCACGACTGGCTATCAATTTCACATTGCTTTCTGTCAACATATGCAGGTCGTTTAATTTTTCAAGTTGCCAAATATATGGCTCTCTTTGTAAGTCTGCCGTACCTCTTTTCTTCAATCTGCGAATAACATTGATGAACAAATCAATGGATAGCTGATGGTAGACATCGGCAACTTGATTCATCTCTAAGGTGAACTGTTCATCTCCTTGGTCAAACGGTAACTTACTCATCGTAGAGTTCCTCGTCTACTTCGCTAGAGCTAGGCTTCTCTTGATTAATCTGTCGGATAATCTCCTTTAGCTCATTATCAGCTAGGCCTAGAACTTTTTTCATTGCATATTCTTTGCTGACGATGCCACTTGCAAGGGCCTTCGTCCAATAATCAAGCTCAGCATTTCGGTCTGTAAAGATACCGTCATCAAGGTTAACTTCAATATCTTTCAGTTCGGGAATATCACCGTCGTAAAGTTCTGCACCTTTAGCCAGTTCGCAGATAGACACGACTAATTCTTTTATAGACTGTTCCACCAATGCAACTATGCTGTTTCTTAATTGATAAGTGTCTGAGTTTTCCGATACGATTTCGGTGGCAGTTTTCATACTTTTTCCGTCAAAGGTAAACATACCAGTTGAGACACCTACTTGCATTTCTAACAAACTCAGACCTTCATTGATTGCTTTTATGTAATCATCTGCACGAATCGGAGTAGTAAGGTCTGTAATACCAATTCCTTTTTCTTCAGTCCCCAACATCTGATAGACATTCTGCTCTGCTTCAAAGCGTTGGACAAAACGAATGTCTCCATCTTCGGTCTGGACGTTCATCTTGATCATACTATCAGGCACTGCTATTCTACGCTGACCCATCTTAACTTCCCACATAAACTCGTCATAGGTAGTATTCAGAAAGTCGATTGTAGTCTTAGCGTTATCAAAGATGGACAAACCAAGCGGACTATCAATATCTTTGTTGTTCATTCCGGGCGTTTTTAGGTAAGTAAATAATGGGCGACTAACGTTTTTAACAAGTACCCTTTCCTTTAAATCTTCGTATAACTCTGACAAAGGAACACGGTCTCCCACAATTTTAGGAGTCTCAGAACGATAAAGCTCATTTGAAACATAATAGTCTTCCTCGTCCCATTCATGAAATTCTATCAGGGTGTAATAGAGTTTGGACTTACCTTTTCTTTTTGTTGTTTTGGTAACGATAGCCGCGCTCGACACATCTTGGGTATTTGACTGCAAGGGTAAGAAGACTGGTGCTTGAATAAAAGCGACACGAATTCTATTTCCCGCTATGTAAGGCCTCATAGCCAGCCCCCCTAAAGCCAGTCCGCTTTCAAGATAGCGTTCGAAATTCTTATTAAATCGATCGTTTAATAAAACTTCCTGAATAAAGTTATTTGTTTCGGCGTTGTTAACCGTGATTTCAGCTTGTTCGTTATAAACCAAACTTGCCAGTTTCTTAGAAACAGTCCTAGCTATCGGCAAGTGTTGGGCAGAGCGCTTTTTCTTCTCCCCTGCTGTATTTTGATAAATAACATCGTCCCATTTACTCTCATAGTAGGTCAAATTACTTTGGATACGTGCATACTCATCGTGACTAACAGCAATTTTCGGATGGTCCACTATGCTGGTTAACGTATCTGTTGTTACCATGTATTTACTCCTCAAAAAAATGTTTTTTATAGATTGTACAATTCCCATTTATCGTCCTCTAAATAAAATTGACATAGCGTGTGACAAACACATTTACACTGTAGCGAAATTCATCCATTGCGTGATTGTCTTTATCAATAGGCTTACCATTATCATCACGACTGTACAAACCTATCTCTTTCAAAAAATAGTAGTGGTCATACTCTTCTTCGTTATGTTCTACAAGGACAAAGCGTTCGTCAGATATAATATTCTGTCCACGTTCAATGCCGACTTCAATACCTTTTGATTTGCTAGACACATCGTGAGAATTATTCATCGCCGTTCGGGTTATGATACCAACCTTGTGTAATTCTTCCCTCAAAGACTTACATGCAGGGTCAATCCAAACCTCTGTATAACGCATTTGATACTTAGCAACACACCATTGAATAAATGCCTTTAATTCCACTGCATATGTTGACATGGCTTTTACTTGTCCTGTATCAGCACCGCTATGATAATAATGGGCAACGCGATTAAGACGGAAACTAATTCTGCCATTTTCTCGGATTCTAGTCACGATATTACAAGACATAGAAGTCGCATCCGACTGACCACCATCCCCACAGAAATACATCTCGACAGGTTCGCCTATCAAGGTATCCTTGATATTCTTGTCCATGTCAAACAGGCCGTAGATAACGCCTTGCGGCATGACACGCTGACCAAGCACATCTCGTTTGTAAAGATATGGATTTTTGCGTAAGTTGTTGATGATTGATTGTTTCCGATCCTCCGACAAAATAGGGTTATCGTCCATGGTCCAATGAGTCCAGCGAGTATTTTGCACATCGAACACATCTTTGATGACTGGGTGTTGCGGAGCTGGAGGGTTCAAGTCTGCCAAATGATAACGCAGTTTAGCTGCCCAAGTCCGCCTGAAACACTCTTGTATAAAGTCCATGTGCAAGAGGTTAATCTCACAAAAGACCACAGAACCCAATGACATACCTGTAATAGCACCGACAGAATTGACCTTGCCACCACCCTTGTAGTAGACACGCTTCTGACCTTTTGGTGTATCTATCAGCAGATGGTCGCCGCGGTCATCGTGTTTGATCCAGCAATTCCCGTTGAAGATATGCATAAGACCGGTACCATCGCCATCAATAAAAAGTCGATAGGCTTGTTCTTGATTGTATGCAGCAATTAGATGGTTCTCGTCTTCGCTTTGAATTAAGTATCTTGCGTACCGAAAATGACCGGCCGTGGTCTTTCCGCTACGAGGTGTACCTTCGTTGACTTCTAATTCATAATTAAAAGGACGTCTAATGATGTCGATTTGTTTAGGAGATAACTTATCAATCCTGACCATCGATTACCTCCAGTAATTTTTCCATCAAGTGTGTATCCGATTGAACGCCCTTGATAGTTTCAATTTTAAGACGTAGCAACTCGTTCTCCTGTTTGATTTTCTCGAGTTGTTCTTGGATAGGATAACGTTTCAATAGCTCACCTGCAGCTTTGATAACTTCTGCAATGCTAGGTTTTTTATGCACGGTGACATACTCACCGGTTGCAGGGTTAAGCGTGACAACTTCCTCTGTCAACTCTTGTCGAAGAACAGACGTCAGAATTTGCAAGACTTCGATTGCGGTAGCCACTTTGCTACTTTCGAGTTGTTTCATTCTTTCAGCAATTGCCGATTTTATTTCAAGTTTTTTCAAGTTTTGCTCACCGATTTGTCCAGCTGTTTTTGGGCTATACCCAGCTTTTATCGCCGCCTCCGTCGCATTTCCACAGATGATGTACTCATCAATAAATTTTCGTTGTTTTAATGTTAACTTAGCAATTTTCCATCACCTCCAATCAAAAAAGCCACACTTCGTTGTGTGACTAATGCATATTAGGTCTTGGTCCGATATGCGATTGACCAGACCTCCGAGCCAAGGACCTCTCAAGGGTTACTTGCTCTTGACACGGGAACAGCAGGAATCGAACCTGCACATAGCGTTACGCCGTGGATGTCACACGGGCTTGCTCAGGGAGCTACCCTTGCCAATTTCCAATCTTGGCTCATGTTCCCAGAAGGAGAGTGTGGGATTCTAACCCACGGACCGCACGTAGGCGGCCACCCGTCTAGCAAACGGGCGCATTCGACCAACTCTGCCAACTCTTCATAACAGGCAAGGCTTACTACCTTACCCTTATTTCTTGATACTACCATTCTAGCAGAATATAAAAACTGTGCTAACAAGTATTGATTTGTTCAGTACGGTTTTGTAAAGTTCAATTTAGTTCCATTTGTTCCAAAACATCATTCAACTCACAGATAGCCGTATTCCTCCAAGTATAGAAAGTGGTTCTACTGATACCCATTTTGTCACAAACATCATCAACATACATCTTAGTAATGTAAGTCATTCTGAGGACTGACCTGCTCTTTGGATTTTTCAGCTTGTTAATCAATCTACCTAACTCAAGTTTCCTGTTAATAACTTCATTGGTATCTTGTTCAATCGCCTCTTTCATCACGATCAGCTGGGTATAGACATCATCAACCTTTTTAGCCTGACCACCCTTGACCTTGTCTGCCGTCCACTTGGGGCTTGAGAGCAAACCTGCCTCAAGCTCATTGATTTCATCTATACGGCTTTGAATATCCATATCAAGATTTTGTAGCTCATTCAAGAGCTCTTTAGCCTTGTTCACTCTCGTCTCCTTTGTGGTATAATGTATGTGAGTTATTTACCACAGCCAGGGCAGAGAGCGCCTTGGCTTTTTTATTTTTCCCACGGCTGTCGCTGATGGCTATAATACGGGTACACCAGTCGAATTTTCCCTCTCGGAACTATCACCCTAGGCTCATAAGGCTTGACTTGCTCGTACAGCTCGTCTATTTTATCCAACATGCGTTGTCGCGGTGGTCGTCCGTCTAGCCATTTGTAGACAGATAGAGTCGTCACACCCATCTCGGACGCAAATTGGTCCCTCGTCTATCCTGTCTTTTGTAGGATGTATTTGATTTTATCTGCTGTGGTCATTCCAATTCCTCCAACGCTACCCAACGGAATTGCGGGTATTTTTTAGCTTCTTCTTGGATGCATTTATAAGCGTCGTCTATTACATCTTCCCGGTCATCTGATTCGTCTGTTGTGTATACAGTCTTTCCGCCAATTTCTATATCCATTACGTACATATAGTAAAATCGCTTCGGCTCTGGCACATCGACCAGTAGCACGCCTAGTTTTTCAGTCATAAATTCCTCCTCTCCCAAAATCAAATACTTCTGTTTCTTTTCCATTTGGCAGAATAACGACTCTGTCTTTTCCTAACGTTCCAAATAAGCCATAAGCTGCCCAGTTGCATCCAATTTTCGGGTTATATCTGCCAATGCAATTAAATACTGCATCATCTGGACTGGCAGTGTACTTTTTAAACTCGCTGACTTTGTTTTCTCTGCCACATTTTGGGCATTTAAACATATGTTTCTCTACATCTTCACCAAAAAGCTTTACGCCTTCAGCTTTCCATTCTGCAAGTGTTTGTTTAATCATTAGTTACCTCTTTCTATTTGACTTCCTTCTTTATTTTGTATATACTTAGTATACACAAACAGGAGGACATATCATGAATACTGTTAAAACACGTAAAGTTGGTAACTCGCTTGCCATCACCATCCCCAAAGAATTGAACGTTGATGAAGGCAAGGAATTCATTGTCTACAAGGGCATTGATGATGTTATCGTGCTTGCACCTAAAATACCAAATCCATTTGATAATATGGAGCCGTTCATCATGGACAACGACTTTGAAGGAGTGGTCTTGCTTGACAATGAAGGATAATTACATACCACAAAAACAAGACATCATCTGGATTGACTTTGACCCATCACTTGGAAAAGAAATCCAGAAACGCAGACCTGCCCTTGTCGTTTCCAGTCACAAGTACAGCCAGATGACAGGATTTGTTGCCGTCTGCCCCATCACTCACGGGGCAAAAGCTTTGGAAAGCCGTGGCTTATCTGTCCCTATCCATTCTGACAAGGTAGATGGGGCTGTCAATCCAATGCAGCTCTATACCTTTGATTTCAGGGCACGAAATGCTAGTAAAATCACCCAACTAGACACTTGGACTTTTCAAAAAGTCGTCCAACTTTACAACTACATTTTCGACTAGAGCTAAACGGCTCTTTTTTTCTTTCATCACTACACCTCTTCCCTAAACTGCCACGCCCACTCAAAATCCTGTTTGATTTCGGATTCGGTGAGTTGATTTTCTGGTTCTTTTTTCCAGTTATAATTGGGTAGCTCATCCCAAAAGATATCACCTCCAATAAATACCTTTCCATTTTCTTTACACAAGAATGTGACAACATCTAGGCGATTTGGGTCGGGTATCTCCACTGTGTACAACTTCTCCCGTTCAATCTCGTAACCATCCAGCCAGGCACGGGCGAAGGTTTCTTGATTATTTCTATTGGCTAACCATCCATAAACACTATCTATTGGGTTATTTAAAGCGACTTTAAACGACCAACCCAAGGACTTAGTTTTTTCAATCCACTCCGCCACAAACTTCGGCACCACAACCGTTTGTGGTTCGTGGATTTGGGAGATGATGTTACATGCTGACGTGCAAGTAACCCAACCAGTACCATTTGCTATGTTTGTTAACTTCTCAATCGCTTCCTGTTTGTTCATATTTTTTTCCCTCTACAGAAATAGTGTGACAATCCAAAGTAGAACGAATGTAAAAATAGGTGTACCGATTACTTTTGACAATAATTCGCCAAAATCATAATCATTTTCCTTTCGTCCACCGCTAACAATAATATAGCTGACCAGTATATCAAGGCCTATCGCTTGTGCTAGTGTTATACTTGGGACTCCGTCTAAAGTTGTTAAGATGTTATTCCATCCATATCGTATTACCAATCCCGATAAGATAAAACTTAACGGGAATACCAGAAATACTGCCAACAATTGTTCTTTCGTGCTCATTTTATTATTCATCTGTTTCCTCCTAAAACAATGCGATTTGTCTAGGATAGACATCCGCTAATGCTATCCCGACTCTCTCGCAATCACGTTGGATTGCTAAAACATCAATAACTGGCACAACTTTTTTATATTTCAAGGCATCAGCTTCATTTTCGAAGTAATGCGTTTCATCTTCTAACATGTGATCAAATAATACTGTTACTGTATATGCCATTTTACCCTCCAATCTGGGCCTTTACCGCTTCTATTAAAGCATTTTGTTTTTTCTCTTTACCCTGCAAAATTCGTAGTACCTTCTCATCAACCGTACCTTCCGCTACAAGATGATGGATGATAACGGGTTCTGTCTGCCCCTGTCTATCGAGCCTTGCGTTTGCTTGTTGATAATATTCCAAAGACCAAGTCAATCCGAACCACACAATGATGTGCCCACCTTTCTGTAAATTCAAACCGTGCCCAGCTGACTGTGGGTGGCAAAGTAAAATCGGGACTTTCCCTTCATTCCACCTATCAACTGACGACAATTCTTCAGCCTGCGGAAAGCGTTTTTTAATTCTTTCCAGATCATGCTGGTATTGATAGAACACCAGAATCGGCTGTCCTTGGCTGTCCTCCACGATGCTTTCTAGTGCGTCCAGCTTATCGTCGTGAATGGAAACTGTGGCTTTTTCATCATCGTAGATAGCCCCGTTAGCCATTTGTAGTAGCTTGTTGGCTAATACCGCCGAATTTGCTGCAGTAATCTCCTTATCTTTGAACTCCAGAACCAAATCAGCTTCCAGCTGTTTGTAGACTTTCATATTGGACAGCTTGACGGGAACGATATTGTCTGTCCTGGGCGGAAGTTTCAAGTGGTCTTTGGCTTTCATACTGACGCAGATATCCCCAATCTTCTGATAAATGGTTTCTTCCGCACTAGGACGAATGACCCAACTGTATACAATCGGACCGTTGTATTTGTCGGGAACGAAATATTTCTCTTTGTATCTTGTTTGGCTGACCTCTAGCCGTTCGCCTCTATCCATCAGATAAATTTGTGGCCACAAGTCCACAAGACTATTTGGTGCAGGAGTTCCAGTCAGTCCCACAAAACGCTCCATTTTCGGACGGACTTTACGAAGTGCCCTAAATCGTTTCGACTTACTGGACTTAAAGCTGGAAAGCTCATCCACAACCACGAAAGTAAAGGGCCAGTTTGTCTTGTAGTAGTCCACAAGCCAAACAACATTTTCGCGGTTAATCAGGTAGATATCCGCTTCTACCCCCAAAGCCCTGATGCGCTGCTTGGTGGTTCCTAAAACTTTTGAATAGGTCAACTCAAAACCCCATTTTTCGATTTCCGTCGACCAAGTTTCTTCGGCAACCTTTTTAGGCGCAATAATCAAGATTTTATGATTCTCTCCAAACACATTTTTCAACTCATCAATCGCCGATAAGGTTGTTAAAGTTTTTCCAAGCCCCATGTCAAGCAGCAGTCCGCACGAAGGGTGTTCTAATATCCAGTCCCGTGCATACTCCTGATACTCATGTAGCTTCATGCATTTCCTCCAATGCCCTATCCACAGACTCGTATGAATCCACAACCCAGCCCCTATGCCCCAGCCTTTCCAATTTTCTAAACATTGACAATTGGCTCGGCCTTGGTTTCTTCCCAGGGGCTTTGACTTCTACGAAAAAAATCCCCTTCGGCAACACGACAATCCTGTCAGGCACTCCTATCGTTCCCGGGCTCGTGAATTTTAAGCACAAGCCTGCGCATTTCTTTTTCAAATAATTTTCAATATCTTTTTCAGTTTTCAATTTTACCTCAAAATAATATCACTAATTAGGGTAACAAAAATTTTCAACTTATTTTTTCTTTTTATATATACGTGTTTCTTATATATGCCTTTTATATATATTATTTATTTTATTTATATTTAAGTTAATAGAAAAAAGTTGTTACTTTGTTACCAGCAACCCCTAAACCCTTGGTGTTACTGGGACGAGATAGGTAACAAAAAAGTAACAAAGTAACAAAAGATAAGCTAAAACTCCTAAAATATCGCTAGAATGGTAACAAAGTAACAGAAATTTTGAACTCAGAAAAATTTTGTCAGTTGAAAAAAGTTGTTACTTTGTTACCCTTTTCTGTATGTAGCCCATTTTTGTTACCGTTTTGTTACCTCTAAAAACCGTCATTTAGACAAAATCCGACCCAAGATCGAACCGGTTTTTTGCCGATTTTTATTAGTTTGTTTTCAAAACCCAGCTCCACCATTCTCTGGTTAAAGGAGTTCTTAGCTAGCGGTTTGTATCCCGAATCTATACAGTACTGCTTGTAGGTCGGATAGACTTCTGAGACAGCCGATTTCTTATCAGAACCAATCTCGCATTCATCTTCAAGGAACATAGCAACAACATCGTTACCTTTTTCCCACTTCTCGACACTTTCTCGCATAGTTGCACTGATGCTGAAATCCCGTCTACTTAGTGCCTGCCTAAGCCCTTCCATCGCCCTGTTGAAGATGCCAGGTATCTCAGCCATAATCTGATCCAGCGGATACTTCTTCTTGACTTCCTCAGTTAAAACCTTGTTCATCTCAAGAATCATCATCCGCCGTTTCAATCCGCCACTGAAATCTCGCATTGGCGGAAGCTCGTTCATGGCAAATGACAGCTTGGCATAGTTGTAAAACGTAATCGGCTCTTTGTTCTTCCTGTCTGCGTGGATACTATCTTCACCAGTCAGCATCTTCAAAGTAGCACCATCTGCCAGATACTGAGGTTTTGCGTCAGTATCAAAGTTAGCCGTTTTCCGATAGAGTCCTATTTTCGCAAATCTCTCCTGCATGAGATATTGAAGAGTGACTGCTGAATAGTTATCCGTCCCAATCATAGCCCGAAGAATATTGATAATCGTTGACTTACCAGTCCCTCCAACACCCTGAACAAATAGCATCTTCTGAATCGTGTACTCGCGATAGAAATTGTAGCCGAACCATTCGAAGATAAAATCAACATTTTCAGCGCCAACCACTTCTTCGATAAATCCAATAAAGGTTGGACAATCTGCCCCATGATCATATTCGACAGGGTGGCTAGACCTAGCGTGTAAGTTCGGGTCGAACTGACCGACAAAGCTGTCGGTCTGTAAATCGTACACACCATTCGCTAAGACAATCTTATTGACGTCGCTTTCCTCAAACACTTCTTTTGAAAAGGCAAGAGCCTTGATAGCTGCCATCGTCTCATTGATGTGTCTGATTTTCGTGATTTTGACTAGTTTCTTAGTTGCTATATAACTTCTGAGAAAGTCTTCCGCATTTGGAATCCAGATACCTTTCTCAGCCTCGTAGCATAAAAACTCCAGCCCATCATACCAAACAGGCACCTCTCTTAAAATCTGCTGAGCCAAAAGGTAACTGTTAACTTCTGCCTCTCCACGATCATCAATTTCTAACCAACTTCGGTCATCCTCGACAGGTATTTCCTCGTCAAAGTCTCCGATAGCTTCCGCCATCAAATCAGCTTTGATGTTTGGCAGGTCTGCCACCCATTCATTCATAGCCTTGCTGGAGGGAAGTTTGTTGGTCGGCGTGCCATCCTTAGCATCTCCGTCTAAGTCTCCGAACTTATGGATTCGCACCAGGTCATAGCTGTTGACCAGGGTGTCGCCCACGGGGTCTGTCCCGTGGTGACTGTAAGCGAACACATCATCATAGAGGACCAGACCGTTAGCGGTCGAGCCTTCTATGTAGGTGTAGCGGTCAGGAGTTGACCCTTCTGCATAAACCTCTGGCAAGAACTCAGCGATAGCCTGCTTGATGTCATAGGTCCTACAGAATGCCCCGACAAGTCCTTTCTTGGACAGCGGGTCACCTTGCTTCTTAGCCTCTCTGCTTCTTCGGACTGCGTGAGTAGGACTTTCTGGCCAAAAGCTTGAATCCTTCCAGTCTGGAAAAGTAGCTAGAATGTCATCAACATTAACAAATTTTTCGTCGTTGACCTTAAAAACAAAGTCCGCATCTCTGGCATGACTAGACCAGTACATGAGTCGCACGCCCTGATAGGTTGTATCATCAAAGTTCTTCATGCCCAGCTGATTGGCCAAATAGCGAGCGACTGGCTCATACTCATCTGGTAACATCAATCTATCTGTCGGGATGATAATACGGTACTTTGGAGCTTTTGGGCTATGGCTATGCGTACTGTATAGTACATAACCATAGTCAGCCAGCAAGTCCAATCTATCCAGAAAATCCTCACTGGGACTATCTGCATCAAGGGCAACTAGTGAACGACTTTGAACATTCTCGTTTTTACGTCTTCCCTGTTTGAGCCAACCGCCAACAAAACCGCCGACATCTTTCACACGCCCTTTCTCTGTACGGGACATCTTCTGGTAGTCCGAAAAAGTTTCCTGTGTCACAGTCGGATTGCCTAATCTTTCAATCAGCTCTTCCCATGTCAGAGTGATATTTTTCCAAGATTTAGCTGTTCGTGATGCCCCCACAGACAAATGGAGTTCTTTTCGCGGGGCATGTCTAATTTTTGGCTGTTCCATTCATCAATCCTTCTTGTAGTATTTGGTCACGTACCCCTCACTGTTCAGCGGTAATCCGTCTGCCCAGTCAGGAGCTTGTGCCATTAGTTCATTTATAGTTTCAATCGTTGTATCTCTCGCCTCCACGATACACTCATCGTGTACGTGAAAGACAACTGGATACCCGTTCTTCTCTAATCGTAAGATAGCCTCAGCTAAAATATCTCTTGCTGTTGCCTGTACAATGTTTTCGACTAGCTTTCCGCCGTAGGTTTCCTGCTTTGTGAAGTAGGCCTTATCTCCCTGACCCTCATAGGTCAACTTAGGTCCATAATCCCCATCTTCCAACTTCGCCCTAGCGTAAGCTAACTGCCTACCGCTTGGGAGCTGGATCAGTAGAAAGCCTTTCGAGTACTTGAATCGTAAGCTACCAAGCTTTATAACTGCTCTTGTACGAAGGGCTTTTACGGCAGCCGTCTGAACATCCTTCCAAAATTGGACGATACCAGGGTTAGCTCTTCGCCAATCGTCTACCAAGCTTTGAAGTTCATCCTCAGCTACTCCCATCTCAAGAGCTCCCATCTGTTTAAGGGCCCCAGGACCGCCTTGATAACCCAAAGCAAGTTCAGCGATTTTTCCTTTTTGCCTCAGCTCCTTATCCACATCTTCTATCGGGATATGAAACATCTGACTAGCCGAGGCTTCGTAAATCTTGCCGTGGGTAGAGAATACTTCCAAGCGCCACTGTTCCTTTGCATACCAAGCAATGACACGAGCCTCAATTGCAGAGAAGTCAGAAACATAAAACTCTTTATCTCCTTCTGCCACAAAAGCCGTACGGACAAGCTGTTTCAAAGTATCATTCAGACTGTCGTATAGAATTTCAACAGCATCAATATCTCTAGCCTTGACATAGTTCCTAGCATCGTCCAAGTCCTTGAGGTAGTTCCGAGCTAGGTTTTGAACCTGCACCACTCGGCCTGCCCAGCGTCCTGTTCGACTCGCACCATAGAACTGCAACAGCCCATGAACTCGACCGTCTGAACACATAGCACGTTCCATGGCTTCGTATTTCTTTAGACTAGACATAGCTGTTTGTAGTTTCAGCTCTAAGACCCTTTTCAGCTCTCCGCTTGCTATTTTAAGCTCCTTCTGTACATCTGCCTTGGTTAGGCCACAGGCAGTATATCCGTGGGAGTTTAACCATGGTAGAAGCTGGGCTCTACTATTGGGATTGTCAAGACCTGTTGTGGACCTCAGCTCATCAAAGAGCATATCCATCTTGACATCCTTACAGTAAAGAGCCGACTCTACCAATTCCACATCAAGTGCCACACCTCTATCGTTGATTCTTTGGTCAGCTGTGTAGAAATCCCACTCTCTGTCTGCGACAGGTAAGACCGACAACCGTTCCGCAATCGCCATTTCAACAACAACGTCCTGCTTACAGTAGTCAATAAACATCTGCCATTTTTCAGGATCATGTTCAGGTAGGTTTCTATTTCTTCCGCCGTTCGCCTTAGTAGGTTTACAGGGTACCGAGAAATACTTAATCAAATTCTTACCTGCCGTGTCTTTTTCCTGCGCTAAATTGAGATAGCTAGCACACTTCTCAAGACTTGAGGGCAATCCTAACTCTTGGGCGTGTACCATCGTACACCTCCATTGACTAGGATCTAAGTAGTAGGGTGCATCAAAGTGCTTACTAAGACAAACCCGTTCGAACTGGGCGTTAAAAGCAGATTTGCGCACCTCGTCAGAGAAGATAGCTTTTTGGATCTCAAACGGCAGATTTTGTTTTGTCAGGTCAATGCACTCAACAGGACCCCCATCCAGCGAATAAGCAAAGAGCAAAACCTCAAAATCGGGGGCGTCTACATATTTGTAGACACCGTCCTTAATATCGTTCGAGGAATAGGTTTCAATATCTATGTTGAGATGGCGCATAAGCTCCACCTCTTACAAGATATCGTCGTCTTCGTCATCTTCCCACTCATCAAAGTCAGCGTCCGCAGACGAACGACCTCCGAGATAATCGCCTTTTGCCAAGATTTGAACGTTGTTCAGACCACAAGAGATACCCTTGTTTCCTGCTGTGTTGTAAGCATAAGCATTCAAAGATACACGAGCATACACCCCTGAATAGACTTCATCGGCAGAATCAACAGGGTTCTTATACTTATCAATAATCTGTGGTTTCGTACGACTGGATACAGACATGAACATATGCCCTGCATACTCTGGGTGTTCGTCCGTGTCCATCTCTTCATCCCCATCACGTAGTGTAGTTTTCACTTTCTCCCACTTGATGCCCTTGAGCTTGTCATTTTTAGCCGCTTCATAGGCTGCCTTTTGGGCTTTCTTAATACGATTGATTGTTTCCGTATCTTCTTTCGGGATAAGGATTACTGTTGAGAATTTCGCTTCTTGACCTTCAAAGGCTTTAGCTTCCAAAAGAGCTACATAGCTAAGGCGGACTTTACCTGTGATAATTTTTGTAGTTGCTGGTGTTACTGTCATAATTGTTTCTCCTATTCAAAATCTTTAATTGCTTGTTCTAAACTATTTAATGCTGGTCTCTTATCGCTTTCAGCAACAAGGACGGGTTTACCTTGAGGTTTATCAATCACCTCGGTCAGAAGCTCCGTGAAGAGCGATTTGCCAACGAGCTTCTCAAGAGCTCCCATAGCAAGTAATTCTTTAGGCTTATAAATTTCATCGTCAAATCCGTTGTCATGTAGGATGTCTGCAGCTTTATCTTTATCCGTGATAATGCGATTGCTTCGACCTTCTACAAGCTTGTAGCCCAATACCTCTTTGCCATCTAGGGCTTGCTTGAGGGCGTAAGCTTCTACTGATTCAATCCACTTCTTGATATCACTAGCCTTATCTAGAATTTCTTTTAAGGCTTCATCAGACAGATAGACGGGTTCTTGGAAATCATGTTTATCAATAATCTCCCAATTCTGCTGTGCCCAAGGGACAAGTTTGGCGGCTACTGGTGACCACTTAATGATTTCAGCGTTCAAGTCCCAGTCGCCAATCCCGATCTCAGCCTGCGAGGCTCTTGGAAGTACGTAGTTGTCTGCCCAATAGAGCAGTTCTTCGACAAAGATTTCTGTTGTGCTAACAGAATCTAATCGGGGCTGAACAATGGTCATGACAATCTTGTCAAAACCATATACCATGTCGTAAGTCGCATAAGCACCCAAGGCATACAGGCTCATCTGCGGATTGAGCTTGGCAGAAACAGGAACGCCCTTGCCATACTTCAAATCAATGATCTCAATCACACCGTCCGCCAAAATAACGACGTCTGATGTACCAAATCCGTTCGGCACCCAGTCTGAGAAGTCAACTCGCTTCTCAAGTTCCATATCAACGTTCGGATAAGCATTGAACCGCTCCATAACAAGATCTGTGTAATACTCTGTCATCTCCTCCATCTCTTCGTCGTAGAAGCTGGCAGTTTCCTTAAACTCTTTGACGAGCTTGTTATACTCGCGTTTCTTGATTTTTCCAGATTTGTACTTAAGCTTAATTTCTGAAAGCTCGTGAGCACATGTTCCCTCTTGCGTGTAAACAGTGTCCCTACTAGGCTCATCTGCTTCTAATCGTGGCAACATAGGACAATGGAGCCATCTATGTGCACTTGACGCAGAAAGTAGTGCGTGATTTTCTACAGGCATCACAGTTCCCCCAATCGTTCGTAGAAGCTAGCGTAATCTTCTTCTGCCACTTGTCCGACCTTAGAAACGCCAAACTCACCCAAAAGCTTTTTAATGGCACCAGATTTCTTTTCTTCCAACTTAGCCTTGGTCAGAGACTGGATTTCAGCAAGCGTAACTGCGGGCTTAGATTCAACCACTTCTTCTATCACTTCAGTCTGCTGGACGCTCTCAGACACAGCTTTTTCGACTTCAGCGACACGTTCTCCAGCAAGTGCAGCCTTCATACTTTCAAATACTTCTGCTAGGGAATTTCCCTTAAATGTTAATTCAATCATTCTTTTACTCCAATCTGTGTTATAATTTGTTTGTAAGTGTGTGACGGTCTATCTCAGGCCGTCTTTTTTAATGCCTGCAATGTCATCACCTCCCCAACAGTTTTCGTACATAATCTAAATCATTGGCAATCTCTGCCCGATAATACGGGTTATCATGAACACCTTTTACATATCAAGGGTTAGCTACGATCACCCAATCTCTAAGATTTTCCCAATCCGGATGCTCAATTAAATCAAGATCATAATTAAGATATTCATTATCAATAATGTACAGCTGGTCCACTAAGTACTTCTCTGCATATTTCAACATCTCTTCCATTACTTCAACTCCGGAATGTATAATCTAATCTCTTTTGAAAACCTCAAAAGCATTTCATCATCAATCGCCGATTTTGCACGATCCTGTAAAATCTCAACCATGGCCCATGCGATCTGCTTAGCAGGAGTGTCCGTTGCTTTCTCAGGAAATTCATAAGCGTAACTGATTCTACCGTCACTGTCTTTGGATAACACACCCCTGTTGGTATCTCGCCAAACATAAGTTTTGACCGTGTCATAATCAAGTCCTGTCTCCCTAGCACAATCAATCATAGATGACTGCGGGTTTTCAATAAAATACTTTCTTACCTCTTCTAGCTTATTCATCTTTCTACCTCCTACACCCAAATTGGACGAGCTGATGGGTCAGATGGTCCGTTGTCATGGCATGGAACCATCTTTGAACAGCCATCTTTGTACTCAATTTCAAGATAAGGAGTCCCCCAAGAACTACCCGCAATGCCAGCAATCGTCTCAACAGTATCAGGGTCGATTTTGAAACTTCCATCCTCGTACACTGTATCAGCTGTCCAATACCAGTCCTCACGTATACCAAGGAAAGCCCTCTCTATATTTTCGCGCTCTGCTTCTATTAAGGTTTTTGCTTTTTTAAAATCATATTTCATCTGCCTACCTCACCAGCCCACTATTTTTCATCACAACCGCCACAGAATCGACAATCGTTCTCAAAAACCGATTTTCCGTCTGTAAGTCGTTTACCTTGTTCCAAAGTTGAATATATTCTTCAACACTGATTTCAACTGTTTCTTTCATTACATAAACCCTGCCTCTCTACGTTGTTTTTTCAAAAATTTATATGCGTCCTTTTGGCTATATCTGAATGTGTTGAGTTTATAAGTTAGATAAAACCCATATCCGATAGCTGTAAAAGCTACTATTGTCATGGCAATAAAGCCGATAATAAATAGTTCTGTCATATTATTCTCCTTAAACCACTAGATGACTTTCTATGTATTCATCTAGTTCCGATTTTTTTATCCGTTTGGTACCATCAATCTGATATAGATTGAGTCCTTCTTTTAGCCATTTCCGAATGGTATTATCGCTCACGCAAGCATGGTAGGCCGCTTTACTTATAGATAGCCAACCTCTACCATCAGATTCGCGTTCCAGGAACTCGGTAAAGGATTCTTTGAATTGGTCCTTGACCACCATCCTGATTCCTGATTCAAATTCTTCACTTAGGATGTTCATTTTCTGTCTCCTTTGTGTTATAATTTAATTGTATTTTTTTTGTAAGCTCCTGACTTCGTCATGGGGCTATTTTTATTAGCTTTTTGCTAATTCATCCAGACTCACATCAAGAGCCTTAGCGATTTTAACAACATTACTAAACATCATATCCTTCTTCTTCCCAGATTTTAGTTCTGCCAACATCGTATAATTGATACCTGCTTTCTTTGCTAAAGCGTAGATAGTCATTCCTCGAATATTAGCGAGTTCTTCAATTTTCTCCCACATTTTCAAAAACACTATATATAGCGCTACATCCGTCTTTAGACTGATATTATTTCTATATATAGACCTTTCTATATATCTTTGTTATTATCAACTTATGGCAATCAGGTAAATAAATTCAACTTTAACTACCAAATCTAGTGATTTCTCCTGTGCGTCAAATGTTAAGGAAAGGAGAAGAAGTATGAGCAAGTTAAGTCCAAAACCAAATAATCAAAAAAAGCTTAAGACTTGGGCAGATTTGGATAATCAATTAAAATTTGCTTTTGACGAACGATTATCAAGTCCGATAACATCTATAAATCCAAAACTCTATGCGATGCCTGTTGAAGAAATAATTCAAGAATTAGAGAAGAGTGGATATACTGTCATTGAGCATGGCGGTTCACTCGTTATAAAGTAGCGCTAACTTCTCTTCAATAGAAGTTATCTGCTTTTGTAAAATTTCTAAACAATCTTTTTTCCAAGCTTTGACTATTTCTGTGGTCGAAGCTTTTTTTCCTTGATACGGATAACGTTTTGGTCTCATCCCCCTTCTCCTTTCTAGTTTGGTTAGGTCCTCTCCCGTGATATAATTGTGGTATCAACAAGAAAAGGAGGATTAGTGTATGAATGACTTTGAAAGTCTTAAACAAGCTAGTTACAAATTAATTGCTGAGTACATTGAGAAAAATCCAGCTGATGTTGCAACTACCGCTATTATTGATGTCATTGAAAAGTTGTTAGCTGCTAAAGGTATGCAAGTTGATCGACTTGCAACTGAAAAAGCAGCAAAGACACTCAATGATATAGCTGACAAAGCCTCTGAGTAGCTTTATCTAATTCTTGTTCAGCCTTTTCTTGCCTTTTTTGACCTTTGACACGATATGCTGAATAAGCTTTTTCCCAAGCCTTGACTATATCCATAGTTGAGGCTTTTAATTTTCCGCTATACGGATAACGTTTCGGTCTCATGTTTTTCTCCTTTCTAGTTAGTTAGTAAATTTGCTATAATTAAAATAAAAACGATTGGAGAACTGTTATGAAAAAGTATTTTGTTCCTGCGACAAACTGGAAGATGTTTTATCAATCTGTCCGCCCACTGCCAGAGCCATTTAACTCTGCTATGTACTCAGCTATATTTGACCATCTAGCAAGTGTTGCGCAAGACATTTTCCCTAATCTCAAAGACGAAAACATATCGATTATCTTCGCTCCATTTATCGACTGCCCATTGTCTTTTCCAGAAGACCATTTGATTTTCTTACACTTACAAGAAATCAATGAGCATTCTCAAGTTATTTACCAGTTAGGTCACGAGCTATTACACGCTTACTATAAATCACCTTCTAATACACCAATGTTTTGGCTTGAAGAAGTCTTATGTGAGGTAGCTTCTCACCTTTTTCTTCAAGGTTTTGCTCAAGAGTGGTCTAAATCTGCAAATTCGATAATTAAATCTTTCACAGACTTCACGCTTGAGTACAGCGAATTACAGCTTCAAGAAAGTGAACCTGTAAATCTAAAACAATTACCTTTGGACTACTTAAAAGATAATCCCACAGGAAATCGTAAGATAAACACTTACATAGCTGCCATTATGCTTCCCATATTCCAAGGCAGGCCAGACTTTTTAGCAGAGTGTCGTAAACTGTCAGAACTCTATGTAGTCGCTGACTTGAATACTTTTTTCGACAAGGCTTATAGCCATATTTCGCCCGAATATCATCTAGAGCTAAAGAAATTAGAAACGTTGTTTATCTAACGCCTTCTATCCCTTGAGGAGCATTTGACTGGACCTTGACACCGTCAAGGTCATTATCAGAGATACCCCTTCCTTTCGAAAGTGCATCATTAATCAATGCTAGAACTTCTTTCTTATCCGTTTCTGTAAGATGTGGATATAACTGTTCTCCAAGTCTATCCACCCTTTCAGCAATATATGTCACAGTCCTCAGTATTTCATTGAGGGCTGTTCTTTCTAATTCATTCATCCCCTTCTCCTTTCTATAAATAGCAGAGCTGTACCGCCCTACTCCTCTCTCAACTTCTCCGCCAGCACCAACCGCACATAAGCCGCCATCGACAGCCCCAGACGCTGGCACTCCACCCCCAACCGCTTCTTCATCTCAACCGACAAAGACACATGTATAGACGTCATGGTCACCCCTCCTTCCACCTGTTAGTTAAAGTTCTTGAAGAAGTCAAGAACTTTTTATACAAGTATTATACAAAGTTTGACCAAAGACTGACCATTGGGGAAATAGCAGAGCTGGTGTGTTTGTTACCGTTTTGGTGACTTTCTTGGTAAAAAAATTTCTTGAATAGGTTTGTTAAAAAACTTACCCAAGAAAAACATTTCGTCTTGTGTAAAAGGTCGTTGCCCTTTTTCTTTCTGACGATACGCATTTTCAGAAATACCAATTTTGTCAGCCATTTCTTCTTGCGTTAAATTTCTTTCTTTACGCAAACCATACAACAATGTTTGCAATAACCATCACTCCTTTCTATGTAAATAGACCAATCAGCCACCAAATCAAGCCAACCAGCCCGACCAGTGCTAACAGATTAAGCAACAATCCACCCTTGATAGAGATAGTCGTCTTTGCCCTGCCATCCTGACTGACAAAGGTCTTTTCATAACTACCAAAGAGAATTTTTTTCCAACTCATAAGATACTCCTTGCGGGAAGTACAGCCAATGTGGTACACTATACCTATCCCTCTTACGAGGGAGGGAGGCTCCTGCCCCCCTACTTAATCAAGCTACCACTCGATTAAGTATTTTACTCGAAGTCTAAACCAGAAGAATTGAATGTCAAATTCGATTTCTCTGCGTTTAGGCTTTTTTTCGTGTCTTGCCATTGGCTGTACCTCCTGTGTTATTAGGCTAATTCCTTAACCTTGACTATATTATATCACCAGTTCGGTGACTTGTCAACACTTTTTTTGCGAAAAACACAAAAATGTTTCCTTTTCGGTGATTTTTTTGTTATACTACATTTAATAACAAAAGAGTAAAGGAAAAAACATTATGGAATTAAATGTATATATCGGTCAAAAAATTAAAGACTTCAGAAAATTGGCAGGTATGACACAGACCGACCTTGCTCAACGTTTAGAAACAACAAAGCAAACAATAAGTAGGTATGAAAAAGGTGACAGAAAACCAGGTCAGGATACTTTATTTGAACTGACGGATATTTTTAAAGTAAGTATTGATGACTTCTTTCCGCCTACCATCCCCACCACAGCCCCTAACAGCCTCGTAGAGCAGATTTCGGACAAGGTGGTGCAATTAACCGAACCCAACCAGAAAAGCGTGCTACGCTACTCTAGCGACCTCCTAGACAAACAAAATACAGTAGCATACAGTAAGAATACAGTAAACGAACTGCAAGCCACCTACCACACCTACAACTACTACGACCAACCCGCTTCCGCTGGCACAGGTCAATATCTGAATGATGTAAAAGTTGAGACTATCGAATTACCTATTGAAGTGGACGCCGACTTCGTTGTCCCTATCTACGGAGACTCCATGGAACCAGAATACCACTCAGGCGATTATATATTCGTCAAACTATCTGTAGACCTATCTGACGGCGACATCGGAGTGTTTGCCTATAACGGCGACGCCTATATCAAACAACTCCGTATCACAGACCAAGGCGCCTATCTTCACAGCCTGAACCCAGACTATGACGACATCCCAATCACAGCAGACACCGACTTCCGAACTATCGGTCAAGTCGTGGAGGTGTATAGGGAGAGGTAAATACAATCTAAAATAGAAAAGTATCTTTTTAGGATCATTTTCGTTTGACAAATATTCGCTAATGTTTTATCATATACCTATGATTAAGACTTAGCAACGCTTGCACCTTGCAGCGTACCAGTGCTAAGTCGTTTTTTTGTTTTATAAGGAGCAACCATGAAGCAAGGTAAGACAATTGATGAACAGCTAAGTCAATTGAAAGAACGCGGGTTAGATATACCGGACTATCAGAAAGCTTATAGAACCCTTCAAAATGTCAATTATTATACAATTACGGGCTATCTATTTCCTTTTAAAGATAAAGATACGGGACACTATCACCCTGGTACATCCGTAGAATTAGCTATCACACGCTATTACTTCGATAGTGAGATGAGAACGATTTTGATGTCTCTCATATCTGAAGCAGAGGAAATGCTAAAAACACGCATAGCATACAATATCGCAGTTCATCACAAAGACGATCCACTTATTTATACAGATGTTAACTATTGGAAATCATCAAAAGATCATCAACGCTTCATGACCGACTTCCAAAAAAGCATTGCCAATAATAGTGAAGTATTATTTGTCAAGCACCATATCAATAAGTACCGAGGACAATTTCCAATCTGGGTAGCTGTCAATTTACTGACACTCGGAAATCTCAAATATCTCTATAAAAATATCCCTAGCAGAGACAGGAAAAATATCAGCAGAGAGCTGAATCTCTCCCCTGGTACTTTGGATAGCTGGATTGATAACCTAAGAATACTAAGAAATAAAATTGCTCATAACATGAGACTCTATGGAGTTTCATTCATCAATACCCCTCGCTGGGAAAAGCACCACACAAAACGTCACAATACAAATAAACTGTTTGTTCATGTTTTGATGCTAAGAAACCTCTTAGAAGAATCCCCAGCTTGGGAAACAAATAGAGCTAAATTAGTTGAGATTATGAATAGATACAGCGATAAGATTCAACCAATTGACCTAGGTTTTCCGGATAATTGGCTTGATTTGCTTAACTAACAAAAAAATCCCTACACTTCTCCGCCGGCAAGCTTGAGTGTAGGGGAATTCCGTATAAGAAATCGCCATTAAATGGGCAGTTTTCTTATACCCATTTTAACAGAAAATGAGGTAAATGACAATGATTGGTCAATATAAAAAAGGTGATACTACTGCTTATTATTTCAAAGCCTACCACGGTTTAGATCCATTAACTGGGAAAAAGATTATTACCAAACGGCGAGGATTCAAAACCGAACGTGAAGCAAGGCTTGCTGAAGCAAAATGCCTGACTGAATATGAAAAGAAGACCTTCCGTTCCAGGAACGTCACTACCACTTTCCGACAAGTCTATGAAGTTTGGAAGGAACATTACAAGAACACTGTCAAAGAGTCCACATTTGTTAGTCAGATAGACAAGGCAGATAGGCTCATCCTTCCTACTTTCGGAGATAAAGCCGTTAATAAGATTACTCTCACAATGTGTCAATCTCAGGTCAATAAATGGGCTGATGAATACAAACGATTTTCCGGAATCATCAGCATCGCAAACCAAATCTTTGATTATGCTATCTCGATGGAGCTAATCGAAAGCAATCCAATGAGAAAAACACTAAAACCAAAACGGCAAAAAAAGGATAAGGATGAACTGGAGCAATTCTACAATAAAGATGAGCTAAGAGAGTTCTTTTCGATTGTAGAAAAGATGGCAGACCCAGAGATGTTGACTTTCTTTCGTCTGCTAGCCTTCACTGGAATGAGAAAAAACGAAGTCGGTGCATTAAGTTGGTCCGATATAGACTTAAAGGCTGCACAATTAAAAGTCAATAAAACGCTCGCTAAGGGCGAAAATAACAAAACGATATTCCAGACCCCAAAAACAAAAAAGAGTGCCAGGACAATCTCTCTGGACCCTCAAACTGTAGAAATTTTAAAAGCGTGGAAAAAATACAGCACAAAAGGTCTGCTCTTCAAGAACGAGGACGGCGATCCAAAAAGTATCGTCCATGTCAATAACATGCTCAATCGTGTTTGGAGGAAACACCCAGACTTCAAACGCATCACACCTCACGGTTTCCGCCACACCCACTGCTCCCTACTCTTTGAAGCTGGTGCTACCATCAAAGAGGTCCAAGAAAGACTTGGACATGAAAACATCCAAACAACCATGGACATCTATGCCCATGTCACTCAAAAAGCAAAGAATGAAGTTGCCGACAAGTTTGCTTCCTACATTGGTTTTTAG